CTCTCCTTCGTCTTCCGTTGTCGTTAGCATGATTTCGCCTTTTGTCGAGAAGGTTATGGGAATGCCCCGCCTTCATGACAAACCTTGTGAAATGGCTTCGCGCCGTCATAAGGAAGTTGATATCGCTGGTAAAATCGATACTGCCTACAAGTTCCAGGGCGACTCTGTGGACAAGGCTGTTATTGATTATGAAACCAGTATTTTTGCAGGATTGACCGAAGAAATGTTGAATTCGGTTGGCATTATTGATATCGATGTCAATCTTGCGGGTATTGACGGAGTTCAAGGCATCAACGCGATGCAATTTGATACTTCTGCTGGTTTTCCATTCCGTGGATCCAAAGAGCAGTTTGTGTCGAAATCTGATCGTTTTGTTGATGGAATTTCGTGCCCGCGGGATATCGATCCTGTAGTTCTCGAGGAGTTAGCTTACCTCGAGTCCGAACTCAAAGCTGGCAGGCGTGTGAATCTTGTTGTCAAAGGTGCTCTGAAAGATGAGCCCACTAAGACAACGAAAACTAAGGTTCGCGTGTTTGCCGGGTGTAATATTGCTGCTACTTTGCTCGTTCGCAAGTATTTCTTGACTCTGTCGTCACTTATGCAGAATAACAAGGAACTTTTCGAGTGTGCAGTTACTATTAACCCAACTTCTCCTGAATGGACTGACCTCATGAAACATATTTATCGTTTTGGTGAGGATCGCGTCATCGCTGGAGATTATAAGTCGTTTGACGGACGAATGTCCCCGCGCTTTATGCTCGCTGGCTTCAAGATTCTCATTAAGATTGCCGAGAAATCTGGCAATTATGATGAAGATGATTTGATGATCATGCGTGGCATCGCTACGGAGATTACTAATCCTACTTATGACTATTTTGGTACCCTTGTTCAGTTTTTTGGGTCGAACCCCTCTGGACATCCGCTTACTGTGGTGATCAACTCGATCGTCAATTCTCTTTATATGCGTTATTGCTATTTCGAGATTGCTAAGCAGGATGGTTGGTGGCGTGTTCCCCAATTTAACAAGGTTGTTTCTTTGATGACTTATGGTGATGACAATATTATGTCTGTCAAGCCCGGATTTGATGCGTACAATCATACTCGTATTGCGTCTGTTCTGGCCGAAGCTGGCATTGTTTACACTATGGCTGATAAAGAAGCCGAATCTGTACCGTTCATTCATGGGTCTGAGGCCGGATTCCTTAAGCGTGATGCTATTTGGGATGAAGAACTTCAGATCTACCGTGCTGCTTTGGACGAGACGTCCATTTCTAAGCAGCTTCATGCTCATTTGACATCCAAAGTTCTTACCGAAGAGCAACACTCTGCCGAAGGTATTATTGGAGCTATGGATGAATATTTTGAGTATGGTCGGGAAATTTATGATGACAAGCGTGATCAGCTTACTGAAGTTGCTCGTCTGGCAGGCCTTTCTGGTTATGTTGGTGAGCTTAAAACTTATGATGAGCAGGTTTTGCGTTTGAAGAATAAGTATCCCGTGCTTGATTCTCAATCCGGGTGCGAAAGTAAACGGAGCGAGTTTTTCAAAGCGTGTGATGTCAATCCTAAGGAGGAAAGACTGCAGCAACAATGTATGCGAGAATATTCGATGTTTGAGTGTGTTGCCAAGGAGGGTATGTTTCCCCTTGGTCGTACTTGTGATCTTATTCTTGCTGAGCGTACTGCTCAGTTTTCCCTTGTGATTGAAGTCAAATGTTGCCATTCTTCTGGCCCGAAATTTAGTAAGGCTAAGAGGCAGGCATCCGACTTTTCACATGCTATCCACATACTGTATCCTAATTTGTATGTGGTTGGCGCAGTTTATGATTATAATGGTTTGCATATTGTTTCTACCCATGTCGGGGAAAAACATCGCTTCTATGATCTGAACGCTGCGCGTTTGCTCACACATTAATTTGTGTGATCTCGGCCTTGGGTGCAGGCTTTAAACGCATTCATTCCCGTGTTCAGGAATTCAAATAGTGAACACTGGCGCTGGGAGCCGTCATGAACCAACCTCCCTGTGCGGGGTAGTTACTTGCTTTTTCTGGGTTTCTTTGTCCCTGGAAAAAAGTATAGAAAACTCGCATGAAATTGGAACCCTTGTTAGGGCCCGGTCCGATACCGTACAATATAAAGCTCTTCGGACGGTTCATTGATGCTGAACCGGATCGTAATTGTAAATATGCATTACTGATATTTTTAATTTTGATGGTTTGGCGACTGTACCACAACAGTCGCGCTTGGATCAGAAAACGATCCCCGATTATTTCCCTCGTCTCGAGCGTCAAAAGACTTACCAGTCTCTTGACGAACTTATCAAGGAATGTGATGAATTGAAGGAGAAGAACAAGAAGTTGTCCCGATCGCTAACGCG